TGGTTTCCGTCCTACATTGAACATAGAGCGCGTGCGCCAATATGGGGAACGCGCTGGGTGCTGGTGGCTTGGTTTACTGGACCAGCTTGGAAATGAGTATTGACGATCAGATTCGATTGGTAGGAGTGCTGGCAATTGGCCTTGGGCTGTTGACATTGCTGTGGGGAAATAAATGACTCACGCTGCCAACCTACCCCGCCACTTGTACGTCAAGTGCGATATGGAGTTTGTGTCTGATGGCGAGAAGCAGGGAATAGAGGACGCTGTGTGGTTCGGCCTAACCGCAGTACCTGGGCGAGCTTGGGGTTGCACAATTATGCTCAAATGTGGCGCGCTGTACCGAGGCTTGCCACTACACGCTCTGGCTCACGGCGAGATAGCAATTATGGATTGGGACATTAACGATGCACAACGCTGGGATTGTTTTGGCTGGAACTTTACGACAATCGAGTACGAGTATCTGATGGGTTTGTCTTGCCGAGTATGGATTGCAAGCAAGAAGACTTGGGAGGTTGGTCGCTACCTATTCACAGCCGAGCCTTACGGAGATGGGTTCTCGATGGACCCAAGCCAAACCAAGTCACACCATTTTATTGCACTTAACAATGGACGCATCACGGCTGTTCCAGGTAACAATGTGCTTTGGAAAGAATCGAGCTTCACTACTCCAAGCGAGAAACCTAATTGGCTGCGGACGCAGTCGCAGGTCTGGCACGGAGAGCAGGCCACATGGGACGATGTGGTTGGTGAGGAAACAGCATAGGAGGTCACAATGCCACTAGGTAAAGACGTAAGTAAGAATATGAGTGAGTTGGCTAGGGATAACAAAAAGAAGGGCAGCGAGCGTGGAGCAGGCGGTAAGCCGCGATCACGCGAGCAGATGATTGCCATTGCGCTGTCAGCAGCAGGCAAGAGTAAGCCACGCAAGTTTAGGATGCGGTCTGGTTCGTAATGCAAGTCGAGGCTAAAAATCGCCTCAAGTGGGCGCGCGATTGCCTTCTCAATGCTCGCAATAGGCTGGCAGTTGAGAGGGATCGCGCGACTCACGGAAGGTCAATTGACATTATCCAGATCATTACTCTGGTTGATGCAGCAAGTCTGGTGTGCAAAGAGGTAATGGGGGATGAATGAAAAAGATTGACTCATTAAAATAAACAAAATAGAAAGGCAGGCAAAATGAAACTCTGGACAAACAACTCAAACTCAATTCACAAAGTCGATGACAATATGCTCTATCCACGCAATACCTATGTGTTGCCCGATGAGTTAACTGGACCAACCTGGGACGATTCCATTCCTTGCCCACACAAGATCAAGCCTTACTACAAAGGCAGGGCTGCTGGTGGGGCAACAGCCGTGTACCGCGCTGGTGCAATCGGTGATGCAATCATTGCTACCGCTTACGTCAATTACTTGGTGCAGGAATCGGGTGGGGTTGTTGAGGTGTACGCGCCTGCTCGCAACCTACCGCTGTACGCTGGGCTGGGTGCAAAGCTGTGGCCGTTGCCTGCATCGCTGGAAGCGTGGGATTCTTTTGACGCACACCTACCTACTGACGATTTGTTTAGTGGGCAGGTTGGTAACACGAAGCTAGGTACTGGTCCTGGCAACTGCTACCAGCGGATCTATGAATGGATGGGTGTTTGGGATGAGAAGACGATGGCTAAGTATTGTAAGCCAGTTCTGCATCTCATCGAGCCAGACCACGAAGAATTGAAGGCGATGGGGAAGTGGCCTATGCCAGATCCGTTCTTTGCTTACCATGTTTCGTCCAGCGGTCCGACCCGTACCTACCCGCCAACGATGGGGCAGGAGGCGGTGCTGGCGTTGCTTGAGGCTTACCCAAAACATCACGCTGTTATCATTGGGTTGGATAACTCAAACAATTTTAAGGTGGATCATCCGCGAGTGATTGACTTATTCAACTGCACCAAGACTGTTCGCTCGCTGTTCCCCGTGATAGCTGGGGCTGACTTTGTTGTTGCGCCCGATAGCTCAGTCAATCACATGGCTGCTGGGTTGGATACGCCGTGTGTGTCGTTGTTCGGCTCGTACCATCCAGATGACAGGGTCAAGTATTACCCAAAGAATGTTCCAGTGTTCAAACCCGATACTTGTCCTCACGCGCCTTGCCGTCCTCACGCTGGGTTGCCGCAAGCGAAGTGTAAGGATGCGACAAACAAGACCCCACGAACTCAATACTGGTGCAATGCGTTACGGAATATAACAGCGCAGGATATTGTTGAGGCCAGTAAGAAAGCAATGGAGTTGGAGGGCTAAAAAATAATGCTTGCATTGGTTTTGGGTAAATGACAAAACTCAAATATGAAAAACACACAATCGAATAAAACTATAAGTAAAGACAGAGAGAACCTTCGGAAGGCAATGATTTTAATATGCAGAATGCTTCCGCATATGAGTTGGTTTGACGAAGGGCAAGACATGGAGGCATTTAAGGCTCATGCTGATGGAGAGAAGTTCATTAAGAAAATGAGGAAGGAGTGGCAATGAGCGACAAAGCATTCACAAGACATAAGTTCTATTGGGGCGAGGAAACCTACACCCTTTGCGTAACCCAAGACGATTGTTGGCTTGAGGACGGGCCATCTGACATTTCGGATAGAATGCTTAAAGGTATGGACGAGCTTGCGATGGAGAACGGAATGCTACCGCCTAAAGACCTATGTTGTGAATGCTGGAAAGGAACTTACCAGGATATAGTCGAGGACTACCACATAGGCGGGACAACCATCAAAGACCTAGACCTGCACAGATGTTATAGGTGTGGACACACCACTTTGCCTTGGCAATCGGTTGAGAAGGTTGACAAGGTATTGGAGGCAGCGAAGAAGCCAGCAGAGCTATGTCCTACTTGTCGCAAATCAAACACGGTTGAGGTTACTGGTGACATTAAGATGGATTCGGTTTGCAAGCTAGACGGAGAGCCTTTCACCGTGCCAAACATAACCAGAACACAATGCCCCAAGTGTAAGGATGAGTTCTTCTTTATGTCTGAACTAGAAAAGATTGAGGCCGCAATTCAAGCGGAGCAGAAGAAGCGTGGGTTGGATGAGAAGCCGAAAGGAAGTTATAGGATGTAACATAACTAACTGGCGTTGTGGTATGCAGAGAGATTCTGCATCGGGACGTTTCCTCATTGTGTTCTCCTCTTGAATCAGAGCCAGTTTGAATTTTATGACAACCGCCCAACGAAAAGCTGAAGAGATTGTAGGCCAAGTGGATTGGCAGTCGGAGAATCACGGACTGTGCAAGTGTCCAGGTGAGGCAGCACACACCAGCCACACTCGCATTCGGGATACAACGGTGTTCGTGGATGGCGCGCCTACAATCTTTTGCTGGCATACTTCCTGCACGCCGTATCGGGATGAGGCCAATCGCAAGCTGCGCCGAGCCATATCGAGCGATGTTCTCTACAAACCAGTAAACATTATGTCTGGCGGTACAGCCGTACCAAAGCTGGTCATTAAGAAAGACCCGCACGCAGAGGTGTTGGATAGGATCAAGACGATTGCAGAGTCAAACAAGCAACGCTACCTCACACATTACACCTGGGACCCAGCGGATATGTACGAGGAAAGCCCGACCAAGCTTGGCGATCCAGCGCAAGACTATCAGTTGTTCCTATCTATGTTTAATCCAATTGACAACATTTGGATCGGCAACGTTACGGACAGCGGTAAGCATCCAAACAACTTCCGCATAGCTTACGAGTGGAAGAAGCTGCAAGAACCAATCGGGCAGTACACAACTGGGGCGAGCTACAAGCAGGGTACAGTCAGTCGATCCAACGACACGGTTGAGCATAGGGTGTTCTTGGTTGTCGAGTCGGATGTACTGACCAAGCCAGAGATGGGCGCGGTGTTCCAATTGATGCGCGATTTATTTAGTATGAAATTACACGCTGTCGTGGACACTGGCGGAAAGAGCTTGCATGGTTGGTTTGAGATGCCACCAAAGAACGAGTGGGTGGATCAGTTAAAAGCTTTTCTTATCCCGTTAGGATGCGATCCTGCAACATTCAAACCCAGCCAACCCGTTAGGATTCCTGGGGCAAAGAGAGAAGACAAGATGCAAAGCCTATTATGGTTTTGCAAGGAGGGGAAATGAGTTTTGAAAATGGTAATAGTAAGGATGGCAAGCATTACTGGCTGACACCGCCAGAGCTTTACAATCAATTAAACAATGAATTTGGATTCACATTTGATCCTTGCCCATATCCAAAGCCAGAGGATTTTGATGGACTTGACGCAGATTGGGGGAAATCAAATTATGTAAATCCTCCATTTGGAGTTGTGATTCACAAGGGAAAGAAGAAGGGTGCGACTGCTTGGGCAAGAAAATGTATCGAGGAAAACAAGAAAGGAAAAACTGTTGTCATGGTTTATCCGATTGATAAATGGGTTTTAATGCTACTTGAAGCTGGAGCAAAAGTTAGAAATTTGAAGGATGTAAAATGGATTGCAACTGAGGACGGATCTGTAGGCCCAGGCACAGGGAGACATATTGCCTGCTTTATTCTTGAAGGAGATGGGAAATGATAGAGCCAGCAGTAGCATTAGGTATCAAACCGAAGGTGGACGAGTGGCCGCCGATCAAATCTTATGCACAACTTATCAAGGAAGACTTACCCGCACCAGAGACGTTAATTGAGGGAATGCTGCACCGAGGCGGGAAGATGTTGCTTGGTGGAGGAAGCAAGGCTTTCAAGAGTTGGAGTCTAATTGACCTAGCCCTTTCGTTACACGCTGGCGTGCCTTGGTGGGGGCAGCAGTGCAAGATGTCGCGGGTATTGTTTATTAACTTTGAGATTCAAGAGTGGAGTTTTCGCAATCGGTTGGCCGATGTTATCAAGGCAAAGGGATTAGAAGATAAGGCCGATGACTTTGATGTATGGACGCTCCGTGGTTACGCTGCCGACCTTACTCTCATCCGCCCGATGATTGAGAAGCAGATTGAAGGCAAGGGATACCAAGCGATTATCCTCGACCCCAACTATATGCTGATGGGTGATAGGGATGAGAACAGCGCGGGGGATATGTCAACGCTGATGAATGAGTTTGAGTACCTAGCGACAAGATACAATCTATCAATCATCCTATCCCATCACTTCTCAAAGGGTAACAAGAGTGGTAGTGAAGCTATTGATAGGTTCAGTGGTTCAGGTGTATTCGCACGCAACCCAGACAGCTTGGTTGTCCTCACGCCTCACGAAGAGGATGAGAAGACATTCACCTGCGAGGTTACGCTACGGAACTTCTCACCTATGGATGCATTCGTGGTCCAATGGTCTTACCCGCTGTTCCGCCAGAACTTTAGCCTTAATCCAGATAAACTGAAGAAGCCAGGGGCGCACAAGGCTGTTGACGATAAAAGGTTCTTAACTGAGATGGGTTCAAAGGAGTGGCAGGCTGGCGATTTATGTCGTCATATCATCGAAAAGCTGGAAGTATCGGAATCCACGTTTTATCGCTATCTTAAACGCCTTCACAAGGCTAAGAAGATATTGTCTGACAATGGCTTATATACTGCCAATCAGACTACTTTCTAATCTACTTTCAAGTTACTATCATTACTAGAGCAGTCAGACCCTTATATATATATAAATATATTTCGCGAAGGAAAAGTAGGAACAGGACTCCTTAGTCCGTCCTGTCCCTACTACGCTACGCTATTTCCGTAGCGTTCTTCAAAATGAACAAACAAGGCTGGCAGGGCTGGCTCGCACACCCTCACACCTGCTAAGACGGAGTTGGTGATAAGGTGGTGGGTGTGGTACAATCGTGAAATGAACAACAGTAAGCCTGGATTGTATGCAAACATTAACGCTCGCCGCAAGGCTGGCACTAGCCGTCCTAAGTCTAAAAGCACCATCAAGCCAAAGGTGTGGCGTATGATGAAGGCCAAGAAGGGCGGGTTTGAACCACGATAGAGAGCAGTTGAAGGTAGCGCACAAGTTCATTGGCCTGCTTCAACGAGAGAACGCTCAGTTGCATGGCGTTCTACGCTTGCTAGGTCAACTTGTTGATGATATGAATGCGAATTGCTCCTATGAAGTATTTGAAGTGCAATGGAACAGCCTTACAGAGCAGGTCAAGAGGCTGTCAGGCTTCTTTGAGAGCCACCAGAAGGCACTACAATCGCTCCACGATGCCTGTCCTAGCGTTTGGGATGAGGATGAGGTAGATGATGACATACAATAGCCTTGGTTATTTTTGGTATGTCTATAAAACAACATGCGCCATTAACGGAAAGGTTTATGTTGGGGTTCACAAGGCCAAAAAAATACTAAATAACTACATAGGGTGCGGAGTTGTGTCTGATGTTTCGGCAAAAAGAAGAGCATTAAAGATTAAATCGCCATTCGTGCAGGCAGTTGCAAAGCATGGATACGAAAACTTCAATAAAGAAATATTAAAAAGATTTGATAATGCAGATGATGCTTACAATATGGAGGCTCAAATTGTAAATGAAGAGTGGATAAGGTCTGGCAATTCCTACAATGTTGCTCTAGGTGGCCGAAAAGCTGGCAAGCCCAGCAAATACTCTCATTTATTTGCAAAATGGAAAAGTTTGTATGAATCTGGGATGACCATGAAAGAAATAGCCAGAATAACTGGACTCAGTAGCCATGCTGCAATTAGTATAAATTTAGACAATATCGTTACAAAAAGAAAAAAATATCTTATTGCAAACAAGGCAAGAGAAATGAAATTATTTTGTATTGAGCTTGGCAAGTACTACAATTCGCAAAAAGATTTTTTGCTCGAAAGATTTGGAGACTGTAGGTCAGCAGGGAATTTGTCTGTTGCAATAAAGAATAGACTCAAGTTTAGAGGTCTAACCGTGGTAAGAGCATAATGAAAGAATTGCCCTGCAATCGGCCAGTTAGAACACCAGGAGAAGCGAAGAAATTTCGTGTACGCGCGTGCCAAGGCGGTGAAAGCAAGACCATCCGCTACGGAGATCCCAAGATGACTATTAAGAAGAGCAATCCAGCCCGTAGGCGTAGCTTTAGGGCTAGGCATGGGTGCGATAGCAAGCCTCCAAGCAAGTTAACCCCGCGTTTTTGGTCGTGTAAAAACTGGTGATATGGCAAAGGTAGCCAAAAAGAAGGCCCTAAAACGTTCACAATCGAGCGTAAATGCCGTTTCTAAGCGTCTTTGCGGTAAGGCTGATGCCCGAGACCTTCCAGTGGTCAAATTTAAGGTTGAGGAGCTAGGAAACAAAGCCTGCTGTTGCTCAATAGGTCGCTAAGCTTCCGTTTTACAACCCGCTAGTACCGCAATGGAAAATGGTCTTGGGGCTAGGCCAAAAACCTAGCCCCTTGTTTTTACAGCATCCTTATAGAGCCTTTATATGGGCATTCTACATGCCCCTTATAGGCTAACGCTCCCGCGAAAGGCTACGCTACCGCTTGGATGCCTGCGCTTCCGTTTGTTGACGCTCCCGATATTTAGCCCAGCGGATACCCACCGCCTTCTGATAGTGTTCCTTGGGTCGTACCTTCTGCGGACCCTTGACGCTCCCGCCTTTCTTGCCTAGGCGCGAAAGATAGGCTTTGATAATTTCGTCTTCTGTCATATTTTTGTACGCTCCTTATAGGCTACGCTGCCGTTTATTGTAAAGACTGAATGCCTGCGCTGCCGTTTATCGGCAGGCGCGAAAGCCGTAGGGGTTTGAACCCTTGGCGGCTTATTATATCTTACGGATAAAACGGGTCTTCCGTATTGGTAACATCATAAACTTGATTGACCACAACTTCGCAATCTCCCATCTCTTGATAGTCTCCAGCGTCCAATCTTTTGCACGCTAGTTTTTCCGCTTGCTCCTGATTGTTGGCATAGACATCTACTATGAATGTCTCTGTCTGCTTATATTCCACCTTATATTTTCTTTTTGCAATTTTCTTTTTCATTGTGTGCTTCCTTTATTAGTTTCGCGCTCCCGATTAAGACTACGCTGCCGTTTGTAGGATGCCTGGACTATCGCCCAAATCCATCCTCCGTTCCCCTCCGTGACGAGGGGAAACGAGGAAGGATTAAACTTCACTCAAATCAGTAACAAGACATATAGAAGTAAGAGTTTCATTATCAGAAGAATCTCGAAGATCCTCAATTACTGCATAAACTTCTTCAACGTCGCTTTCATAATTATGACGATAATTAACATCAACCTTATTCAAATTTACTCCATCTCTATCTAATTCCTTGAGCCAATCATACAATTCTTGTGCGGTTAGTTGCTTATCATGCTTCATATATTGTGTATCCTTTCTTTTATGTTCCGCGCATCGCTGCGCTTCCGTTTGTTAGGCCATCCCGATAGGGTTTGACCTCTCCCACCCTCGGTCAAGAGGATGGACGAGGGAAAACTTATTTCCGTTTCGGCCAGACTAGCCAGACGAAACCTAATAGGAGTCCTCCGTGCAATAGTCCGAGCGAATAGATTTGTGGTGAGTTCATCGCCATACCTCCTTTCTTATGACAAAGTTTTGGATGCCGTGAAACATCCTCCATATTTCAGCTTTGCTGCGTTCCGTAAAACGGCAGACGAATGAGCCGTTTCGTGAGTAGATGGAGAAGCAGATCATCGAAACCACCTCTTGGCTACTGCTCTGCTAAACTCGCGTTTCGCTGACGCTTGGATTTTCTCTCTCGTTTCGCATTGGCATTCCTCACGAAGCCAATTCCACAAGACTGAGGAAAGCATACTGCAAACCGCCCTCCTATATTCTGTAGGGAAGTATTGACCAGTTGTGTATTCCCATTTTCCGTTCTTCCACTCTAAACGATTACGAGCCTCTGCCTTGATTCTCTCAGCGGTTATAGATTCGGAACGATTAACATAGCGAAACAACTCAAAGGCTTGGTGTCTGTCCTTTGTTATACTCCTCTGCTCTTGGCGATAGGATTGCAGATCGCCATAGTTGCCAAACTCCAACCCAGCACGCTGACGAATAAAGACGCTTAAAGCGTCCATCATTTGTTCTTTTTCTGTCATCATATTTGTGTTTCCCTTTCTTTTTAGTTTTTTTTGTTTCCAGCCTATCGGCCAGACCGAAACACACCTTTGCGATGTGTTCGGGGTCTGATCGCCTAGCTTTCTGAATCGTATTCAAATCCTTCCGATTGCATCCACTCAAATAAACGAGGTTCAAGATCCTCAAGCTTGTCAGACATCCAACCATCATTTGCAATCGTGAGCATATATCTTCCGTGCTCGCTACCTTCTCCAAGATCCTCAATGATGATATTGGCTTGTGCTTCATCTAGCTTGTAGATGCCACCATAAACTATGGCATTTATAGTCTCGCCGTTTTCCGTGAATGTGTGGCGTGTTTTTGAGTATGTATTTTTCATTAGCTTACAACCTCCGCAAACTCAACGAATCCAACTCTCCGACCTTTTGCATCCTCGAAGTGATCTTTCCGAAGTCTGGTGATCATAAACTTTTCACCATCGGAAGCACGAGCGATTAAGTAGATCGGCTGGCCGTAAAAGCCACGATCCACTACAATCATCTCCTCGCAGATCACCTCGACAAAGCCGTGATCGTTTATTGATTTCATATAGTATCGTTTCCCAACCTCTAGGAGGTTGGCCGCAAGTTGTGTGTTGCTTTTCATATAATCAAACTAAACCAGCTTGCCTATAAGCACAAGAAGTATTTCAACTTTCTTTTGGCTCGCCGTATGTTATTAGTCTTACTTATGGATGACGCAGCGGACTCCACCGCACCTACGGAAAAGAAAGCTGGCCGACATTCCACACTCACGCCAGAGATTCACGAGAAGATTCTAGGATTTGTTCGCAAGGGTTTGACCTATGAAAAAGCTGGTGAGGCTTTGGGAATATCACCAGCAACAATCCAGAATTGGCAACACAGAAACAAAGCATTCAACGAGTCCCTGCAAAAAGCAAGGCGAGAACTAGAGGCAAACCTACTCGACTCAATAAACCAAGCTGGCGAGAAAAGCTGGCAAGCAAGAGCGTGGATTTTAGAAAGATCGTTTTCGTATTCGCAACCCTCTGCCCGACTGCAAGTTAGCCAGGACGTTACCCACGGCATCAGCGGAAACTTGGCGCAGTTGCTTGCGGGCATTGCGATGAAGAAGAAAATTACAGCGACTCCAGAAAAGCGACAAATTGAAAGCAGTCATAACTACATTGACATTCAACCAGTTACTACCAAACCAGAAAATCATTTGTCGAATAATAAGTATTGTATCAACAACACCAACTCTGTTAAACAACAACAAGATGCATCACCAAAAACTCCTAAGCTTCGTCACAAGCGAATGAAACTTAGAAAGCCTAGGGCAGAGTCATTGGCCAAGTATCCGCCTACCACCACGCCCCCTGCCACTCCCCAAGCCCCCATTTAATACACATATACCCCCCCAAATTATTGTGGCTCAAAACAAAAAGAGGTCTTAACCTACACTCATGCCAAAGCCTCCCAAGCGCAGCCAGGACGAGATACTCGAAGACCTCTCTAAACCATCTGCATTCGCTGCTAACGTATTGGGAATCAATCTTTATGATTGGCAAAGGCGTGTACTGCGTGATTTAGAGCAGAGAGACTGTCGCGTAGCCTTGCGTGCAGCCAACGGCTCTGGCAAGACCAGCACGGTTATTGCATCTATTTTGATATGGCACGCACTCGTTTTCCCACGCTCAATTGCTGTAACAACCGCAGGCGTTTTCCGCCAAGTTGAAAGTCAGCTTTGGCCTAGCCTGCGTAATCACATTGCCAAGTTGGGTGGCGCGTGGGAGGTAACATCTGGCGAGATCCGCTACCTACACGCAAACGGAAACACCAGCCGAATCATAGGCTACTCAGCCACCGACCCAGGACGGGCTGAAGGCTGGCACGCCGAGGACCACGAATACCATCCGTTGCTGATGGTCGTGGACGAAGCCAAGACTGTCGCAGACCCGCTGTTTGAGGCTATCAGCCGATGTCAACCAACCCGCTTGCTAATTGCATCCAGCCCTGGCGGGACCAGTGGCGCGTTCTATCGAGCGTTTACCAAGGAAGCCAATATGTGGTCTAAGCACGCAGTCACAGCGTTTGACTGCCCCCATATCACGCAGAACCAGATTGACGAAGTAATCCAGAGGTACGGCGAGAAGCACCCTTTGACCCGTTCTATGATCTATGGCGAGTTTGTTGACATAGGGCTAGAAAGCCTAGTAATCAATCTCACCCAGCTACAGAACTGCTACAATACGCCACCACGCTTCAAGCCAGGTGTACGCATAGCAGGCGTGGACTTTGCGGCTGGTGGCGATCAGAACGTGATCTGCATCAGCGATGGCAACAAAATACTTCCTATGATTGCTTGGCGTGAAAAGGACACGATGGCAGCCGTAGGCAGGTTTATAGTCGAGTTTAAGAAGGCTGGGCTGGAAGCTAACAACATCTACGCTGACGCAAGTGGGATGGGCATGGTTATGTGCGATGCATTGGCTGAGGCTGGCTGGGTAGTCAATAGGGTGAACTTTGGGGCTACGGCGTATGACAACAATGCCTATACCAATCGGTCTGCCGAGATGTGGTATGGAATGGCAAAGAAGATTGAGGATGCTGAGATCATATTGCCAGAGGATGAGGACTTGACAGCGCAACTGACTTGCAGGCGTACAATCACCAACAGCAAGGGCAAACTTGGCGTGGAGTCAAAGGACTCGATGCGCGCCAGAGGCATAGCCTCACCCGATAGGGCTGACGCGCTGGCCTTGTGCCTCAGTAGCTCAAATATCGGTCTTGACTTGACATTTCAGATAGAGCGTCCAACTTGGAAGTCACTTCAAGAAATGATGGTGGCACACGACCCCGTCATGGCTGGATTTGACCCAGGAGGATAAACACTATGAATATCTGGAATTGGATTACTGCAAACTGGCAAGAGATCGTAGCCGCTGTTGGTGGCATCGTTCTTGCTGCTCGCATCATTGTCAAACTCACACCAACACCCGCAGACGATACGTTCTTGGAAAAGATCGTTAATTTTCTAAAGACGATTGGGCTGAACATCAAATAACATTAAGTGATCGGTGCGATATTTAATCTCATCGCATCAATCCTTCGCCTCATCCCAGCGTGGCGTGAGAAGCGGGTTAACAACATTGAAAGCGAATGGCGCAGCAATCGCGATGCTATTGAGCGTGATCTGCGTGGTGAGTCTTGGTGGTTGCGCAACAACGACACCAGTGACCCACACAACGGGGGTAGTTGAAGAACTGATGAAAGATCAAAACTACAACGAGATTCGTAGAGGCACACCTGGCACACGCGAATGGGCTAGGAAAGCTTTGAATGCAGTCAACGATCTTTCATACGAACTTAAAGTGGAGCGCAACAAATGAACGCTAAAGATACACGCAGAAACGAATACTACTCTCGGATCATCGACTCGCTCAACCAGCGTGAGACTTGGGAGAATCGTCAACGCTTGTTCTATCAAGCTCGCTACTTTGGTGTACGCCGTAAGGTCAAGCCTTGGCCTACCGCAGCCGATCTTCACGTTCAGTTAATCGACAGCGCAATCGAGAAACTAAAACCTTCTTTCGTCAACAGCGCGATTGGTAACGATATTCTTTCCAGCTTCGTCCCGATGCGCCAGCAGTTAACCCCGCTAACCGTTTCAGCCGAGCGTTGGTTTGATTATAGTATGCGCGAGCGTACAAACTTTCAGAAAGAGATTGTTTCCGTAATTGACCACATCCTCCTATACGGACGAGGCGTGGCTAAGATAATCTGGAACGAGGACAAGAAGCGCATTGACTTTGAGGCTATTGATCCATTCCATATTATTGTTCCTTCCTATACCAAGGAGTTCAAAGATGCAGATTTCATCGTTCACATCATATCGACAAGTGTCGATTCCTATAAGGCAAATCCCTTGTACAAGCAGGATGAGGAATTTATCAAAACAATTTCTGGTAAACCATCCAAATCGGTGGGCTTACGAAGTGAGATTCAAGACGAGATTTATAGACGTGAGGGAATTACTCAAGAAGCTGAGAATGATCGCATCATTCTTTGGGAGATGTACACGCCGTCTGAAGACGGATGGAAAGTCGAGACGTACAGCCCGCTTGTAGTAACTGAAGATGTTCGCAAGCCTTTCACATTACCCTATCGTCACGGTGAACCACCTTTTGTAGATTTCCCCTATGAGGTAACAGGGGGCGGTTGGTACAGTCCGAGAGGCGTAGCAGAGATCCTGCTCCCTAATGAGAACCTGCTAAATAAGCTCAAGAACTCCCTCTCCGATTACGTTGAACTGGCCAACCGACCCGTTTTTGAAGCACAGAATCCTATCTCGCTGAACACATCGAACTTGAAGATGCAGCCTGGGCAAATCCTGCCACAAGGCTTAAAGCCAGTTCAGTTCAGCCAACCTCCATTTGACTTCCAGAAGCTGATGCTAGAGGAGCGATTGCTTTCCGAGCAGAGGATGGGCAATCCAGACTTTGGTGCTGGCTCGCAGTACCAGGTGTCGGATCGTAAGACTGCTACCGAGATTCAAGCGTTACAGTCGCAGGCAGCAGCGTCTGGCGATTTACGCAATCGTATGTTCAGAATGGGATTAGCTCATCTATTCAAACAGTGCTGGTCGCTTTACACGCAGTACAACAAGAAAGACTTGATGTATCGCTATGCGGAAGAAACTGGCTCGATGCCACCAGAAGGTATCCACGATGAGTATTCAATTGAGCCAAAGGGTGGACTTGACTTTATTAATCGTCAGTTTGCCTTGCAAAAGTCTGTGGCGCGAATGCAGATGTTCCAAAATAATCCTTTCGTAAACCAAGGCGAACTGGTAAAGTCAGTGCTTGAACAAGACGATCCCTCGCTGGTCCGCAGACTCTTCCAAGATCCGAACGCAGCCTCTGGCGATCAAGCTGAAGATCAAGCGACTGAAATCGCGACTATGCTTGCAACTGGATTCCCAGTCGCAATCAAGCCTAGCGATGATCACAAAGCGCATATATCCGTTCTCTTCGCGTTTAACCAAGCGGCTCAAAGCCGACAGCAACAGGTCGATCAGAGCGCAATGCAAGTTCTGATGGCACATTTACAACAGCACTTGGCAGCCTTGGAACAGGTTGATCCAAACACATCCCGCGCTATCCAGAAACAGCTTCGTGATGCAGGTAAGGCTCAAATGCAACAGCAGGGGCAAATGGTGCAGCAACAAGGCCAGCAGATCCCACAAGAGGTAATAGCATAATGACAGCCGATGAATTACGAATGCTACCAAGGGATCAAGCGGAAAAAGAATTGCGGAAGATGGCACAAGGTGGACAGAACATTACTCAAATGCAGGCGATTCCATCAGAGGATGAAATTAAGAAAAGAATGGAATATTTGAAAATACTTAAAGAAAACCCAAGGTTTCAAGAAGCATCAAGAATGCCGCCAGCCCCAATTGGCAACACGCAAATTTTACCGCAAACTCCAGCACAACAATTGCCGTCAATGCCTCCAGCACAATCTCCAATCAGCACAATGCCTATTCAGTCAAATCCAGCGAATCAGCTTGATGGATATAGGCTGACTGCATACAATGACTATCTAGCAAGAGCAATTCCAATGATGGCAACTCAAAACAATATTCCGCCTAGCGGATTTGGTAATCAAGCCCCATCATATAAGTTCCCGCAAAATCCACCAATGCAATCTCCAGTAAAAATGTTTTCAAGTCCAGCGGCGGCAACAAGCATTAGGCCGCAACGACAAGCAATAAATACAAGAAGTTTTGTAAGGCCATCATTTCAACCCACAAGACGATTCTGATGAAAGTACCCGTAATGCGGGATGCCTTCCAAGCGGAAGGCTTAAAACATCTTTGTGAGTGGGCTAACGAACAAGGCGCAACTGGTAAGGCGGTTGAGATTGGCTCTTACAGCGGGGAAGGTACGGTGGTTATTGCTAAACACTTCAAAGAGGTTATGGCGGTTGATCCTTGGTTAAACGGCTACGACATTAACGATAGGGCGAGTCAGCAATGCCCGATGAAGTTTGTATTTGAGGCTTTCCAAGAGCGTACAAGTCCTCTTGACAATATCCTATATAGCAGAGGTAAAAGCCTAGATGCGCTCCAGTTTTTCAAGGATGGCGAGCTAGACCTAGTTTACATTGATGGAGATCATAGGTACGAAGGCGTGCTGGCAGACCTAAAGGGCTGGCGTAAGAAGCTTAAAGAAGGCGGGATTATGGCTGGTCACGATTGGAGTTGGAAATCAGTCCAAAAGGCTTTGCTTGAGGAAATAGGACAAAAGGACTATACGCTATTCCAAGGCGATTCATGGGGGATAAAGCTATGAGAAAACTAAAAGCAGCATTGGCGTTTATCCGAGATCAAGAATGGGTCAACGAACCCAAGTGGGAAGACGAGGACGAGAAGGCGTGGACAGGATTGCTTGCTACTCCTACAGGCCAGAAGCTAAGTCTGATTTTGCTAAACCTAACCCTGCGTCAAAATGCCTCTGCGGTAATGAAGAAAGCAGAGGCACTTGCAGACGCTTGTGGTTATGCTAAAGGATTTCGTGGTTGTGTAGCGACCTTAGAATCGCTCGCATCCCAAAAACTTAACTCCGCCATTCCAGGCTATGGGGATGGATCGGATGAACCAGTAGCCGACTAACCTTTAGGTAGAATGACTCCCTACCGAAAAGTGTAAAGAAAGGGTCAAAATGGCAGATTCAATGGAAGTTACTGAACTGGATATGTTGAAACTTGCGGCAGCAGCCGATGCAGGATTGGAAACAGTCCCAAAGGATGAGCCGGAAGAAAAAGCAGAAACAGAGGTAAATTCAAGCGGAGATAACGAGCAGACACCCGCGCCTGCTGAAAAAGCCGAACAAACAAAACTAGAAGCCTCGGATGAGGTTTCAGCGACCAAGGAGAAATCCGAGGAAGCCAAAAGTTCTTTAACAACGCAATCTTCAGAAGACAAGTCGGAGTCGGCTTCCGAAAAGAAGCCTACCCGTTACGAGAAGGCTAAGTCTCGACTTGAAAAGGAGTGGGAAGATGTCCGAGCAGAGAAAGCCAGAATCAAAGCTGAACGAGAACAAATCGAAGCAGCCAAGGCAAGGCAGACTACAGAAACTCCTACTCAAGAGGCAAAGAGCAGCAGCCGCAAGTTTAGCGCGGAAGATTACAGGGAAGCAGCAAAAAGCTACCGTGATGAAGGCCGTGACGATCTTGCGAAACTCGCTGAAAACAAAGCCAGTGAAATCGAGGTAGAGGACAAGAAGGCGTTTGAGCAGAAGGTGCAGACTGAAATGAAGTCTGCCTGGGATAAGAATTTGCTTGAGGAAGTAGAAGCAAATCCAGAACTAAAAGACTCAAACAGCACTCTCTACAAAGCCGTATCGGAAATGTTGCAAAACCACGCTATCCTGCGTAATTACCCAGCTGGTATCAAGGATGCGGTTGGTATTGCAAAAGTTAAGCTTAAAGCGGAGTCCGCCTCCGACTTGCAGAAGAAGGTTGCAGAGTATGAGTCAGAATTGGCTCAACTCAGAAAAGCGACTACTCCAGCGTCTGGACAACCAAAAGGTCCTGCCAAGACTAAAGCTTTTCACGAACTAACGCTCGATGAGCAAGAACGTGAATTGATGAAAATGGCAAGCGAAGTTGACAGGGGTTGAGCAGTCATAACAAACAAGGATAACTAATTATATGGTAACTACTGGTTCAGTCAGCGCACAGTTCCAGACG